AAAAAATAAAAGCATTCCGGTTGAAAGTGCCGGAACCCATTTGCTCGAATGTCCACAATGCGATCATACGATGGTCATGAGGGATCTCACAGTGAAGTGCGATGGGTGCTGTCCGTCCCGCTGTGTGCTGCAATCTGAAGAGGTACTGTTAGCGCCTACTGCACCAGAGATGTCTACGACAACCGAAGTGACAACGAGTTTTCTGGATGCGAATGTCGGAGCGATGATTGGATCATCTGTGTCACCCCTGGACTACGAGTTGGCCGATGCGCAGACTGCCGCGGATTTGAAGACATTTTTGGCCCGGCCTGTTCGTGTGCGTTCGGACATATGGTCTCCTTCTGATGCTGTTGGATTCAAGTACACAAACATTGCGATTTGGGCCGATTTTCTCAACAATTCAGCCATCAAGAACAAATTGAGCAATTACGCCTTCATCCGTGGGAACTTGAAACTAAAAATCATCACCAATGCTTCGCCGTTTTTGTACGGTTCGTTGCGCATGGTGTACAGACCCTTACACGCATTCAAACCAGTTTCAGTGTTCTCAACATTTCCTTCAGCACTTGTGCCGTACTCACAGATGCCGGGAGTTTGGATTACTCCTGCACACAGTGAGGGTGCAGAGTTCACCTGCCCCTTCATTTGGCCCAAATCGTTTATTCGGACCGCGGTCAATGCTGAAGCGAGTAACATGGGTGTCCTTGACATGGTTGTTTACAACCCTCTGTTGAGCGCCAATGGTGCCACTTCCAGTGTTACGGTGCAGGTGTACGCGTGGATGGAGGATGTCGTCCTTGCTGGACCAACTGTCGGCGCTGTTTTGCAGGCCGATGAGTATGGGGTCGGGGTGGTCTCTGCACCTGCATCAGCTGTTGCTGCAGTCGCCAAGCGCCTTTCTGATGTTCCCGTGATTGGTCGATTTGCGAAGGCGACGGAGCTAGGAGCCAGTGCTGTGTCCAACATAGCAAAATTGTTTGGATACACCAATGTACCGGTGATTGAAGATACGCGTCCTGTGCGCAATTCTCCGTTTCCATCTATTTCGTCCTCAGAAATCGGGTTCCCGCATGACAAGCTGGCACTCGATGCTAAGAATGAATTGTCCATTGATCCAAAGATTGCGGGGTTAGCTGGTGACGATGAGCTTGCCATTGCGAACTTTGTGACCAGGGAATCGTACTTGGCGGGAGTTAATTGGACCAATGCAACCGCGGTGGATACCCCACTCTTCACTAGCGTCGTGCATCCACAGTTGACGTACTACACTTCGAATGTGATTGATTTCACGCCCCCCGCTCTCGTTTCCAACCTTTTCAGGAATTGGCGTGGTGACATGATCTTTCGATTTAAGTTCATAGCTACTCCTTTCCACAAGGGTCGAGTTCGCATCAGTTACGATCCACAGGCGGCGGCCATTCAGACCACTGGGGACACTGGTCCTTTTGTGTTGAACAAGATTGTGGACCTAGGGGCAGAGACTGACGTAGAATTCAGGATTCCATATCAGCAAGCGCTTCCGTGGTGCTACACGCTGACAGACAATCAGACTACCCTATGGACTACTAGTACGACCCCAGCGTTGACGGTGTTGGACACCTTTCACAATGGTATCATTTCCATGAAGGTACTTACCGCTCTCACCGGCCCCACCACATCAGCGTCGGTGGGAGTCCAGGTGTTTGTGCGCGGTGCCGATAATCTGGAATTCGCCAATCCCAGTTCTAGTAGTTCCGACCTGTCGCCTTTCGCGTTGCAATCAGAGGAATACAGTGAACTTGGTAAAGCCGCACCTGACGTGATGGGCACATCGAGTGAGGCTGCGACACATCGTGCCCTTGTCAATTTCGGTGAGAGTGTTCACTCTTTGCGGGTTTTGATGCGGCGTCACAATCTGCTGGATATCGTTCAAATCCCCGGCCCGCCGACCAATTCTGTGGGAGTTTATCGGATTGATCAAACTCGGTTTCCTGCATACTACGGGTACGATCCAAACGGATGGCAACAGGCGAAGGGTATCACTGTCCCTGCATCCAATTTTGCCTTCAATTTCACAAACGTTTTACCATGGCATTTGATAGCTAACTGCTTTCTTGCTCAGAGAGGTTCGGCAAATTGGGTGTTCAACCCCACGAAGGGGAGTTTGGGTATCGTTTCGCGGGTGACGCGGAACACTTCGACTTTCGGTGGGTATACCAACGGGTATGTGTCTGGGGGGAATGCCAGTATCAACGTTGTAGAGTGCAATTTGTGGAGAAACGCACGATCGACAACTGCTGGAAGTTCACTCACCCACACCGCCACCACCAATGGCCACGCTGTGACGGCACCCAGTTACACTCCATTTAAGTTTTTGACAACAGATCCGGGGTGCATGTCCAGTCCAGGCGGAGTTTCTTCTGCCAAGTATGATGGTTCGGTGTATGATACACTCAGCATTGAGTTGCCGTACGATTCTGTCGGCAACTCCATTGAATCAGTGACTGTGGAACGATACTTCGGTGTCGGAGCCGATTACACGCTTCACTTTTTCATGAATTGTCCTACTATGCGTTACTTGAGCTCTGCGCTCATTGTGCCGTCGTAGGACGATCTGCGCTTTAAGCGCGGCGCAGGAGGACTACCTGCGAGAACAACCTAGCTGCCTTTCGGGGTGAAGGACTTTTTTGGTCCATGCATGTGAAGTCTAGCGACTTTCGTAATCAGGAGCGATAACCTGACGCAGAGAATACCTGCCTAAACAAACATAATACCATACCCACGTGCGGGATGGGGCGGACCACAAGTCCGCCGGCCCAGACCGGGATATATCTTTAAGTGCTATAAATCGGTCTTCGGACCACCCTTTAGCACTTGACGATTATTTACCCCGGTTTGTGCCACCAATTAGC